CGATCGTTGCGCCAAATTCCTCGGCAGATCGAAGGTCCAGGTACTTAATGTTGTCGGCATACAACGCAGTAGCCTCAGCACCCGAAGGTGACTCGGTAACTGTGGTGAGACCATTCCAGGCCACACCATCGGTGTAATCGCCGCTCCCATCCGGGATGAAAAGAACACCGTGGTCAACGCCCGTTTCATACAGACGCTCCCCGGTGTTATCCCAAGTAAGTCGGGCCATTCTAATTCCTCCTAGTAATAGATCGAGAAGACGTCATGGTTGAGTCCGGACGTCACAAAGTGGCGACTAAATGCGCTTAGTGGAAATTCTGAAAGCGCGTCAATCGGATCACCGTCGGGGTTTTGATCGATGTACGTGACTTGATAACGCTGTCTGATGTTGTACGCGATGTTATCGCTTCTTTTGACAGATTGGTTATCACGTTCATAGACAATGCAGGGATACTGCATTTGTCGGTCGGGAGGCGGTTGGAAATATACGTTGGATGATCCCAACAATGCTACAAGAGCATTATGGAACAACAACCGCTGGGATAGGCCCATTATACACACCTCCCAATGAAAGGATTAGGCGAGGCCTCTCCACGTCGACTGAGTTAACAGTCCAGAGAGACCCCGCCCACTCCACGTACTTGATCTGGAGATAATTCCCTAATGCATATGCGTCAGCAACGATTGAAATTCGGTGTTGCAATCGAATATCATCGTTAACCTTCTCGGACGATGACGCTGAACGCAAATCGTTGAGAATCTCTCCATAGTAGGCCCGCTCGGTGATCTCGTCCGACCACACACCTGCTACGGTTTCTCCGGATACACCGTATCCGATCTTGCCGTAAAAGCGTGCCATGATGGCCCCTTACTGACCAGTGAAGTCCCACTCGTCGATGGCGTTGCTGCTGAAGTAGTAACCACTGTCGGCAACAGCCACAACGTGCAGGTCCTGCCCGGTAGTAAGCGTAACCGGCGCACCAGTCGTCATAACGGTACCGGTCGCTGTGTCCTGGTGGTAAGTAACACCAGTGATCGTCGGAACGGTAACGTCGCTTCCGTCAAACGCAGGCTCAGTCGGGACAACCAGTACGTCAGTACCAGCCACGGCCCGGAACACCAGAGCAGACTTCGGAAGCGTCAGCGCACCAGAAACGCGAGTCTCGATCAGGTAGAGCAGCTTGTTGTAGTCGAGGTCGAAGTCGTCGAACATGGTAGCCTGGCCACCACGGTCTGCACCAAGGGTGTAGTCCGAGAGGTTGACCATGATACCGATAAGGGTGGAGTCGCGCTCCATAACCTCAACCGGAACAACGTCCTTCACACGAAGAACTGCCGCGACATCAGTCAGCGTGCTGTAGATACGACGCCCAAAGCTGTCCTTCACCGTAAGGAACGAGGAGATAACAGCCTCGGTGGTGTAGAACGTCGGGGTGCCGGATCCCTTGTAGTAACGGCGGTGCTCAATGGCCGCGTCAACAAGCTCCTCAACCGACGAGTTGGCGTCGAGAAGGTTCACGTTGACAGTGGTCACGTAGAGCTCAGCGTCCGAAGCGATCGGACGGATCTTGGTCTCAATGATCTTGTCATCGTGACCGTTTGAGCGACCGTCAGAGCACAGAATGGCTCCAGCGAGCTCCTCGTCGAGCATGACCTTCATCTCAGCCTTCAGCCAAGCCACAACGTCGAGGTCAACAATGTCAACCACGTCGTCCCGGTCGAGCTTCTGCTTCTTGTAGATGGTCTGAGGGGTGGTCTCTCGCTTGGACATCGCGAAGAACTCCTCGTTCTTCAGGTTGCCCTTGACGTAACCCCGAGCACGAGCCTCGTCCGGAGTAATGTCAGCAGAGATCGTCTTGATCCTCGAGAAGGGGCTCTTGCGAACCGAGCCAAGAACCTTCTCCACCCACTCCATACGCCGAGCGACGAACTGGGGCGAGTTCTCGAGAGTCTTCGAGTCCGGGAACAGATACTCAATGTTCTCGATGCCGTGCTGCAGCTGGCCGTCAACAGTCACACCGTTGTGGACGATGAAGTTCTCAACTGCCTGCTTCAGAGATCCGTTCCTCTGTGCGTCTTCGACGATGGCCTTGACATCGTCATGCGAAAGGGTGGCCTGAGGGCGAATAGTGCTACCGCCCCGAGCCTGGTCGAACACGTTGTGCGTCATACCGTTGTCCTCCTGGTTGTCGTTGTGCTGGACGGCATCGCCGACATCAGCGTCTGAATCATCGGAGTCCTCTGAGGTAGTGGAGTCGTCAGAACCAACAGGCTCCCCAGACTCACTGCTCTCATCAGATCCATCGTTGTTCACGGCGTCGTTAGATTCATCAGAGCTTACAGCCTCTTCGGAATCCGCAGATTCAGTAGACTCAGTTTCAGCATCAGCTAAAGGAGCCTCATCGCCTTCGGTGTCTTCGGTGTCTTCGGTGTCGCTGTGCTCGATCGAGTCATCGCCGCCCGCAAGAAGAGCCTGGCTGACAAGGTAATTGACAGCATTCATCTGCTTCTCGTCGAGAGTGTTAAGAACGTCCTGGATAGTCTCAGTATCGGTTTCGGCATGAGAAAGAGTATCGCCAATCTCAATTTCGACGCCCGTAGTAATGAAGGCTTCGTCTGAAATTGACTCAAACTCTCCGTCTCCATGAGCAATGGAAACGTTGTCGATGAAAGCGCCAGGGTTGGCACCACCAAGCACGAGGCTGACCTCGCGAATGTTACCCTTGATGACATCCTTGGCACGAGTCGCCGCGTCAGTGACGCGCTCGACAAGTTGGTTGGCCCAAATAGACAGGAACTTCACGTCTCCGTGCTTCACCATCTCTTTGGCATGAGTGCCGGCAGCTGTTGCATTGAAATATGCGCGACCGTAAATCCCATCATCACGCTTTTCAAGCTTAATATGACCGAGCACGTTTGTGGGCTCATCATGGCCGTGCTGCCAGACCAATGGCACAACATCGCCATCGTTCTGGTCAAAAGCACCAGCGAGGATCGTTCGTCCGTCACTGCACTTTAGATTAGTTCGGGTGGCGTAGCCACTAAAGTCCGCTGTTTCCACGGCGGCATCCTTTCTGCTGTATGAATGTAGAAGCGTAATATCATTAAGCTTCAAGTCGGGACCGATAAAGTCAGCATGCGCTAGATGCCCAAAAGAACTTCTTGCTTCTGCTAGTTGTCTTTTGGCTTCGCTCAGTGCAGCTTGAATTTTAGAAATTCGATCAGTGAGATCCTCAATGCTCATAGAAGAGAGACTCGGCTTTGATTCAGTCTCAGATTTACGCTTTGCGGCAATTTCTGCCTTGTGTGTATCTCTGTACTTTTTTGAAGCGGCTCTCTCTTCAACGGTGCTTTTACCGTCAGAGCTTTCCTTTTTCGACTTAGCCTCAGCTTTACGCTTCTCACTCAAAGCTTGCCGGGCTTCGCTGAGGGCTTTTGTTAACGCAGTAACTTTTGCCGTAAGTCGGACAATTGTGGCATTGGCAGAAGAAGTTTTTTTAGAAACTACCGGAATATTAGACGTTGCCCTACGAGTACGACCTTTTAGCTTCTTTGTGCGTTCGTAGTATTCGTGTGCCTTTACTGGATCATAGTTTTCAGCAGTAGGCATTATGCCTCGATCCCGAGATCCTGCAACGTCTTGTTCAACGCCGCTTCGTCTACACTGATCTCAGGCGAGTTTTCCTTCCTGCTTGTAATTTGCTGATCCAAAGGCATGTTGCTGTTCACCAACTGACTAGCCTGAGGCTCTGGCGATGGCTTTAGACCAATAGCCGGCCGAAGTTCATTCGGTGTGGCAATTTGGTTTCTGCTCAACGCGTCAGCGATGTCAGCAAGTTGGCTAATTGGAATCATCTTAAGCGGAGTCTGGAAGTACATGATAGTCTGCCCTTGGGTGCGAGCAGTCTTAGTCAAGAACTTCATAGCCATACCTTCGACAATTGCGTCCATAATTGGCTCAATTGTACGATTCATATAGTTCAGCATCGCAACGTCATCAGCAGTTCCGTTCATGATCTCAGCGGTAAGACCGAGTTCATTAAACAGCTGTGCTTGAAGGTATTGGACCTGAGCTAGAAGATTGTTCTCGACAGAACGGTTAAGCTGAGTAATCTTCTCCGTACCATCGGTATAGGCAATACCATAAGTACTGCCAGTCAACTGATCTTCAATCTCTCCACGACGTTTATCGGCTTGCTTCTTTCTTGCTTCCGACTTAATAACGTATGGGAGCTGAATGATGATATCCAACTTACCCTTGCTCGAAATCTCATCAACATTGTCCAACAAAGTAAGCTTATGGACAAGTCTCTGAAGAGTTGAGTTAGGCTCATTCATCACAGAATAGAATGGGTTTTCAATGATAGCGACCATTGACTTAGGAACCCAAATATCTTCTTTTTGACCAGACTTCTCGTTATAAGCTCGAACCTGAACATGGAACGGCTTCCATTGAAGGACATGTCCAATTCGCATATCCTTGATGTCCCAGTTACCTGAGCTGCGAGGGTCAAGAGTTGTATTGACAGGCAAAACCACCATGACACCTTCAGAGAAGAGCGTCAATGCCATGTCACGACGAATATGACTGCCAGATTGGTCAATGTTACCAGCGACTGTCAAACACTCATTAAGCCCTGACGGCATTGTTTCTTGATACTCGCCCTTTTCATTGGTTCGCACATGCTCGATTCTCACACTTGCGACATCAATGGCTAGTCTGGTGTAGATTGAAGAGATGATCGTTCGTTCACTGAAGATTCGAAATCGAGGTCTATCAGGCGATGAGCTACTTGCTGAACCAGTCGGAACATATTGCTGTTGCTTATCCTCTGCTGAAAACGAGTTCCAGGCATGCTTCAAACGATCTGTAAACCTACCCACATCATCACCTCCTCTATTCGAATGCTTCTTTGTTGAGTTTATAAGCAATCCAAGCGTCCATCAGCGCAGCTACATTGTCAATCTTTTCCTCATGTCGACGCTTAAGAAGCTTTCTGTTTCCATTTGTGTCTTCAATGGTAATAGCATTACCCATGCCAAAACTCATTAGCTCCTCGTCAAACAAGAGAAGACTTTGTTCCGACATTTTCTTAAGCTCACCAAGAGGCACTGATTCTGTTCTAGCTCCCTGGATTACTTTCTCCATAGCATACGGACCATTCTCGAGCTCCCAACGAGTGGTGAACTCTTTGGCGTTGTATGGGTCAAATCCAAACGATCGAACATCATAAGTCATCAAGAGAATGTGGTTGTCCAAATCCTCATAGACGTCCATCATGTCTAGAACCGTTGTGTCAATGATGTGAAGTGATCCTTCATTCCTGAACTGGTCGTACTTGAAGCGAAGAGCTCCAGGTAGATTGTGCAAAGTGTTTTCTGTAATGTAGCTTCTGGTCTTAACACCAAAAGCGCCACCACGCAGAGGGAACAAGAAAGTAAAGGCACAGAAGTCATCGCCTTGACTGAGGTCGGCACCCAAAGAACAAGGAAGTCCTCTGAAATCAAGATTTCTCTCGACCGGAAGAGTTTCTTCGTAAGTAAAGAAGTAAGTATACCCTTCCATTGGTAGACCAAAACGCTTAGCCAAAATATCGTTACGTGCTGCTGGAGCTTTCTCAGCTCGTTCGACATCTAGAGCATATGTTTCATACGTAACAGTCAAACCAAGATTTGGATTTGCCTTGATCCACAGCGATGGATCGTTGACCTCTTCAACATTGTCAAGTTTGTAATGCCAGATAGAGACATGTGGCGCAAAATACTCACCTTTAAGAATATCGGCAAGCTCCATCTTGATAGTGTCACCAGAACCATTACGCACAGTTCCTTCTGAACTAATGGCAATGATCAGATAGTCATCAAGCTTAGATGCGCCCTGCTCAATGGCACCGACAACGTCCTCACGGAGATCACCCGACAACCATTCGTCCACTGTAGATACTTTAGGCCGAAGGCCCTGAAGCTTGTTGATGGACATAGGGCGAATTTCAAGAAGAGATCCAGTAAGAAAGTTCTCAATTCCCTTTTTAGTAGAAGCAAGTTTTACTCTATCAATCTTGGAACCAGTTGTATTCTGAATTGAGCCTTCAGTGAGGAACTTGAACAGAGGTCCAACAGCTCGAGTGATAGAAGTCCTAATAGGACCCATAACTTCTTCTGCTTGCTTCATGGTTGGAGCAGTAGTGATCTGATGAGTCGTTTCAGTGTCAATGTTCAAGAAGTAACTTTGAAGACAAGATGCATACATTGACTTTGCTGAGCCACGCGCAGTGATAATGTATTGCTTAGTGATAAGTCGTTTCTTAATAGTCTTGTTTACGAACCCACCCTCTTTGAATTCTGTTTTTGGTTGCCACACTTGCCTATCGACAAAGTAATACCAACCAAGAAGTTGCTCAGCCCAAAGCTTGAATGAATCAAGTAGATGAAGCTCTGTGCCGTCTGTTAGGGTAAGTTCGTGTTCGCAATAAGCAATAAAACCATTAACTGCGTTGTCATCATAATAAACTTCTGGGTCTAGAATAAGGCCATCGATCCGGTTCATTTCAAGAGAAACTTCTTTGTTTACAGGAATTTCTCCAGATAGAACCTTTTCGCGGAATTGGCCGTAGTAGATAGGTGTCGCTGTATTTGATAGCCCCACGGCCCACTCCTTCCTCTAGCTTATCTTCCGCGTTTTCCAATCCCTACAGCATGCTTTGGCTTATAGGTTCTGAACTTCGAATACAGTAGCTGTCCAGCCGGACTGGTCGCAAAGCTATATGCCTTATTCATGGTATCTCCTGCGCTCAAAAGAGTCTTAATTGCATTGTGACCCTTTGTTGCAGCAGAAGGATTAATGTCAGCATATCTCTTTTCAATGTTGAGGCGATTGACCAAGTGGTTCAAATCAGCATCACTAACAGCTGAAAGACTCTTTGCTTCTGCAATAGCCGCTTGAGTCTCTCTAGCTCTAGTCGCATCAGGAGCTTCACCACGAGCTCGTGCAAGCTCAGCGTCTGAGCGTCTAATGCCCCACTTCATTCCCTTGATGCCCCAATGTGCTAGAGCTTTAGATGTCTGAAGTCCTTGGCTAGCGAAGAACGCTTCAAGGTTCACAGTCACATGACCTCCTCTCTGAATTCGTTTAGGTAATTGGAATTCCAAATACACCTAGATAGGGTGTTACCCCTCCTGCATCAGCATATAGTGTAGACATACCATCGAAATTCACCACTCCTAGTTTCTTGAGCGTTGCCATTGCGTCTATAGACGAATCAGCAGAGAAGCTCGCTGCACTGTATGTCTTGACAATAGGATCAAGAGTCATTGAAGCATCTGAACTAAATACAGCTACTCCTTGGACTCCTCCAACATCGATGGACAGGTTAGAGTCACCGACAAATATAACTGAACCAAACGCTGTTACTGCAGATGTAGCTACAATAGACGAGTCAGCAGAGAAAGTGACCGCAGCCAGTTTCTTCAGAGTCCCATCAGCACTCATTGAAGAGTCAGCCGAGAACGAAGATGTTCCGAGTTTCTTGATCGTTCCATTGCCACTTGTAGAAGACTCAGCAGAGAAAGAAGCCGAGCCATACGTAATGACCGTTGGATCAACAGTCATTGTGGCATTAGAGCTAAACGCGGCTACTCCTTGGACTCCACCAATGTCAACCGACATATGAGAGGTTCCATCAAGAGCAATCGTTCCAAACTGAGTACGAGTGCCATTTGCATCAATAGACGAATCAGCAGAGAAAGCAACCGAAGCAAACTGACCACGAGTTGCCGATGCAGTAATAGATGACTGAGAGGAGAACCCAACAGAGCCAAACTGCTTACGAGTTCCAGATGCCGTAAAACTAGACTGACCCGAGAACGAAGCACTAGCAAACTTCTTAACAGTCGCCGTAGCAACCATAGATGAAGCGCCAGAGAAACTACTCGAGCCGACCTTCTTGATCGTCCCAGAGGCAACAAGAGAAGAGTCAGAGTCAAGAGAAGCTGACGCAAACCTTGTAACTGTTGGATCAACAGTCATTGTGGCATCGGAGCTAAACGCTGCTACTCCTTGTACCGCACCAACATCGATAGACATATGAGAGGTGGCATCAAGAGTAGCTGAGCCAAACTGCGTTATGGTCGCAGAAGCATCAATAGAAGAATCAGCAGAAAGTGCCGCACTAGCAATCCTTGAAATCAATGCAGTCGCTGTAATTGAAGACTCGCCAGACAATGCGACAGAGCCAAGTCTCTTAATCAACGCAGATGCGCTAAGTGAAGACTCAGAAGAAAGTGCAGCTGAAGCAATTCTCTTCATCAATGCTGTTGGTGTAATAGACGAGTCAGCAGAGAGCGAAGACGAAGCAAGCTTCTTGATTGTTCCAGATGCTGTCAATGAAGACTGAGCAGATAGTGCTGCAGTAGCAAATGTCTTGACTGTAGGATCAGTCGTAAGCGTGGCATTACCAGATAGACTAGCGACACCCTGCACAGCACCAAGATCAATAGTGAATGTTGACTCGCCTGAGAAAGCGACGGAGCCAAACTGTTTGCGTGTTCCAGATGCCGTTAGACTGGACTGACCGGAGAAGGATGCAGTACCCTGCTTCTTAAGGGTAGCACTAGCCGTCATAGAAGAGTCAGCAGAGAATGAAGCATTTGCTACCATTTTGACTGTTGCTGTTGCTGTCAGATTGGATTCCGAAGAGAAAGTAGCTGAAGCAAACGTCTTAGCCGTTGCCGTAGCCGTTAGGCTGGACTGACCTGAGAAGGATGCAATACCCTGCTTCTTCAGCGTTGCTGTAGCCGTTAGGCTTGATTGACCGGAGAAAGCTGCAGTACCCTGCTTCTTCAGCGTTGCCGTAGCCGTCATAGAAGACGCAGCGGATAGAGAAGCAGAGCCCGGCTTTACTATTGTGCCAGTTGCAGTCAAAGACGACTCAGAAGAGAACGATACCCGGAGCTAAAGATTCATGTGATCTTGGGG